GTGACACTAAAAAATACGGTGGTTGTAGCTCAGTTGGTTAGAGTATTGGTTTGTGGTGCCGAGGGTCGTGGGTTCGAGCCCCATCAGCCACCCGTAGATGAAAAGCAGTCCTTAGGGGCTGCTTTTTTCATAAAGGGACACAACGGGGACACAATTAAAAAAGCGATATCTAAAATGCAGCCACCCTCTAAACCGCAGTTGAACACAGATAATCCTACAAAATGGTATATCTGGTGGAACCATGATGTGCCATTCCCCTTATGGAATAACCATCCCCGAAAAAGGATACGGATCAAGAAGTACGACAACATCAACCGATTTAAGGGCGATGAACGGTTAAAGTACGCTAAACTTAGGCTTAAGGTATGGGAGTATGTACTGAAACATTCTTTTTATAATCCTTTTGAAGCCGAACTTAACGAACTTAACTCTATCAAAGCAGAAATCAAGGCCGTAGAGTTGAAAATTGAAAAGGCCGTTGTTGAAGCGGATGAGAAATTAAAAGGCAATACCAATATCATTAAGGCGTTGGATCTTTACATGGATAGTAGGATAGAGCGTATTAATAATACAAATTCTCTTTCTACCCATAGGGGCGTTATAAAGTGGTTCACTAAATTCCTTACAGAAAAACAACTTTTACACCTGAAGGTAAGCGAGATAAAGCGACAGCATATTGCAGATGCGCTGCTATTTACAAAAAAGGATAGGGAGTGGGGCCCAACTACCTACAATAGCCATGTTGAACTTATCATGACGGTATTCAACTGGTTCGAAAAAGAAGAATACATCGTTAAGAACCCTGCATCTGGCAAGATTGATAAAGTAAGGGCCATTGTTGGAATTCATAAATGGTATCCAAAGGAAATAGCGACACCACTAAAGAAATATATGTTAGATACTGGCGAAAACCTCCTTTATAATGCTTGTGCGTTTACCTACCACCTATGTGTCAGGAGCCAACAAGAACTATTAAAGATGAAGGTGGCGGACATTGACTTTAACCTAAAGCGTGTGCGCTTCAGAAAGGAGATCACAAAGAATGGACGTGAGGCTTTTAGGGACTTTACCCCTGATTTCGAAAAAATAGTGGAATCCATGAACATCAAACAACTACCTGGAGAGTGGTATATCTTTGGGTCTGGAGGGAAGCCTTCGATTAAAATGGCTGGTAAAAACTCACTGGCCAGAATTTATAAGGAGATCAAGGATACCAATAACCTACCGGAAGAATACACAATCTATAGTTGGAAACACACTAGGGTAATCCATGAAATGATGAAGAAAACCAGTCCTTATGAGATACAACATATCTGTAGGCACTCAAGTCTTACCGAAACTGAAAAATATATGCGTGGCTTTGATATCAGTTTGAATAAGGTTTATAACCCAGAGGACCTGAAATTTAATTAACCAACCATATAATAAAGATTAAATTTGCAGAATGACTATCCAAGAACTTGAAAACTGGTTTAAAAATGTAGAGCTACCAGCTACTCCTATAATGCTTTTACCTGGCACTACGATTACCGATGTTGACAAATTCCTAGAAAGCCATTTTATACCTCTTAGGGCAAACCCAAATGCTTTATCCAGCAAACCGATTTGGGACCGTTTATTTGCTTTTAAGTTGCTTATTGAGTCTAATTTATAAATGGAACACGCATATAAATTTCAGTTAATTGAGAATCTAAAACCTATCTACGGTAACAGAGGATGGTCGATTTCGATTAGTCGTTTAGACCTAGATGAAATCATCTTCACATTGCCTATTGGAGAAGATGTTAAATTTATCGCAGATAATTTATATTCTGTACTTGATGGATTACCTGAAATTGATCATCCAAAAGAACGAGTTAGATTTGTATTTATTCTTGATGGTGACGAATACCATAATTGCCAGATTAGGCTAATTAACCCGAATTCTGAAGACCATAAATTTATCGCAATGGGGCCTGAAAGATTTGTTACCCTTGATGAATACAAAAATTATCAGTCAAAGAAATAGTGCTAACTACATATCATGTTCCTCAATCAGCTCACCAATCTGCTGCGCATAATCATTAGCTATTTTTTCTGAGTGTGTACTCCAGGTAATACCATTATCACCCAATATAGGGGTAATTACTCCTAAATATTGGCCATCTTCAAAAACTTCATAATCCTCTGAATCCAGCGGCCTAACTGTGATTACTTTCCCTAATAGTTCTATTTCGAATGATTCCATAAATTATTTTTTATTCATCTGTATTTAATGGCATTATTAGACCGATATCGTTATTTGGTTTATCAGTTCTGTCCACTCTATTTACCCTAATACTGACCCTAGTCTTTTTCATTTCTGAATCAGGATATGGAACACACAAAGTTAACAGTTGTGCAGGAGATATGTTTTTATCTATCCACATCTTCTCTCTATTCCTTGGTAGAATAACTGGCATTCTTGGTTTTTCATAATGTATCTCGGCAAGCATTTTGTTAGCCACAGTTGTCATAATTCCATAAGAACGATGTTTTTCATTTGTCTCAGGATCTTTCCATTCACTCCAAAGTCCAGCAAAACAGAAAGTCTTTCTTTTTGTGGTAAACCACCATGGTAACTTTTCAGGCTTTGCATTGAACCATTCATAAAATCCATCAGCAATAATAAGGCAGGTTTTATGGTTTACAATTAATGGTCTGTACATCCTAGATGTTAGGACATCTTCGCTTCTTATATTCCATGTATCATAGGTCAATGCAAGACTTTCTGCCCAATAAGGCACAATTCCAAACCTCATGTGTTGGATTATTTCAGGTTCATCTGATGTAATAACTAATCCTTTTAACGTTGGGGCCAGATTAAAGTGAGGTTCCCATTCACCAACCAGCTTTAATGGATGTGCATTTAAAATCTCCTTATCATCAGCAGAAAGTGTATATCTAACACACATAACTATTTAGTTTTTATGATATCATCCCAATTGGTCGTATATTCTGGGCTGAGGAAGTCTCGCCTCAATGTCCATCTTTGTTTTGTCCCTTCAGTGGCAATCTTAATGGTACCAGCACCAAAATGCATGTTTACCTTATCCATTATCTGACTTAGCTTATCGTATTTAATACCGTCGAATTTGTCAAAAATATTGAGCTGCACCTCATTCTGAGGTATCAATCCAGTCGCCATCACTTCAACCTTTTGGAACAAATAACCTCTCAAATATATTTTTTTTAATCCAAAAAGTGCAGCTTTTATTATATCATTTGTATTGTTTACCGGATGAGCTAATGGAACAGTAATAGATGGATAGCATTGAGGATGGCTTGGATTGAAGCGATTTGTAAGCAGTCTAACTGACAACACGGTAGCGCACCTGGCTTCTCTTCTCAACTTCATCGCAAGTCTTGAGGCATAACTTGCAGTCGCTTCCTGTAGTTCGACATAATCGCCTGTCATTTTTCCGAAAGCCCTACTAGTACACATCCCCTTCTTGGGATCAAGACTTAGCTTTAGAGGTATGCAGCTTTCACCCCATAATTCCCTCCACATCCTTACTCCAACAATCGTTAAATTCTTTTGGACCCAATCAATTGGTAATTGCCTTAATTGCTCAGCAGTCTTTATATCCATTGAGATAAGCTTGTTTGCATATTGCCTACCAATTCCCCAAAGGTCCTCTACCGGATAGTCAATTAGTATTTTTGATATCTTTTCATCGGAATCAAGAACCATTACACCATTACCCTTTTTTGCCTTTTTATTCGCAACCTTGGCCAAAACTTTTGTCGGTGCAACTCCCAGGCTTATAGGTATACCTGTGTTTGTTACTACAGAGGTTCTTATTTCAGTTGCATAATCCTGTAGATTATCAAATCCTTTTAGGTTAAGGAAACATTCATCAATACTATAAACTTCTACTTCTGGGGTAAACCTTGCAAGATTGGTCATTACACGGGCGCTTATATCGCCATAAAGTGTATAATGACTGCTGAAAACTGCAATATTATTTTCCTTTATGATATCCTTGATCTGAAAATAAGGGGCGCCCATAACAATCCCAATCTCCTTTGCTTCATTGCTCCTAGCAATAACGCATCCATCATTATTACTTAAAACAACAACAGGAACACCAATATATTTTGGTCTGAAAAGACGCTCACAGCTTGCGTAAAAATTATTGCAGTCGGCAAGGGCAATCATATATTAAATATTATGGGGTGAACAAGTCCATGTTACCGATCCAAAAACTGTAATATCCTTGCCCGTTATATTTATACATGCACCCATTGAATCATTAATGCAAAGAAACGTACCAGAGTTCCTGACACAAAGTTTTCTTGTAAGCCATTCATCATCAACGCAACATACTACAATATTCCCAGACCTTACCTTTACCGATTTGTCTACAACAATGATGCTCCCCTTCCTAATTCCAAAGTATTTCATCTGATCATCATCTGCCTCAAAATAAAAAGTATTTATCGGATCATTGACAATACGCTGGGCTATGTGCAGCCGTCGTTGCTTGTAATCTTCAGCAGGACTAACAAAACCAGATACTTTACCCGGGTCAGGCAACGTATCAATAAATTCGTTTCTTGGTATTTCTATCTGTCTGATCATGGCAATTATTATTAAAATTTGAGCCAACAATATTACTAATATTTTTAGCAAAATGTTTTAACAAATTTTAAACATTCGAATCAGGAATGCTTTTAAAACAAAAAAGCCTCTCAATAACGAGAGGCATGTAGTTTCTTTACCTTGTCTTCCACCAGCACCAGATTGAACACACAGCGACCAGTATTAGTGCAATGTATACCCATATACCAATGCCTTTTTTGTTTTCGACTTCTTTATGTTTTTCTTTGATCAGACTATCAACAACCTTGTTGGCTGTTTTTTCAATTCGGTTTAATGTTTCCTTTAATGAGGACTTTTCCTTTTCAACAATTTTTTCGATTTCCAGCTTACTTTTGTCGACCTTATCAGTTATCGTTGTAGTCGTAGTCCGTTCAACAACAACACCGTCTTTAAAGACTTCCTTTACCTGTGTCGTAACATCTTTTTGGGTAACGTCTTTTTGATCGGTGGACTTGGTCACTTCCTTTTCCATTGACTGTTCATTTTCAATTGATGAACTATCAACTTTTAAGGTTGTGTTCTCTTTGATCACAACATTGGCCAGGTACTTATCTATATTGGCTTTGCGAGTACCGCAACTGGCAAATAACACACCAATCAGTAAAAGGCTACTCAGTTTCATTAATCTTATCTGCTTCTGCATCTTTCTTTGTTTTAAATAAATCGTTCAGGTCGCCATTACGTTCAAAATTATATAGTCGCTGCATTATAAACTCAGGTGGATATTTCCCATTGCTCAGTATATAGCAGTTCTTGAATACCTTGGATGTCGGGTACATCAACGTGGTAACCTGTATGAGAACCTTGAATATCTCCCCCACTATGTTTGCCCCTGCAGTATATCTAAGCATTTCGAGCATGATATAGACCATGCAGACAACGAAAATCATCATGCAGTTTCTGGCGAAGAAAAGCTTAAAATCAAAAGTCTTATACTTAAGATGTTTCACGGCTCCTACAATCATGTTGACAAGAATTGCTATGCAGATGAATGTTCCAAATTGCTTGTTCTCCTTGAACCACCAATCAGCCATATCAAGCAGATATGCCAATGGAGCAATCTTCAATACCACACCGCTCATAAACTGTAACCTTCCCCAGACAGATGAGCTGTGGTCAGCCGCCAATATCAGGCTGTATAAAAGCCTCTTCATTAGCTGGCAATCTCAAAATGCATCCAGTCGTAGTTCTTTTCCCTGCCCAATGAAAGGAACCCATGCTTATAAAAGATATCGATCATAGGTTTATATTCTGGGCGGGCAAACCTGGCTGTTTTTGATGTCTCCTTCAATTGGTTTCTATCAGGGTCTAGGTCAATTGCCGTACCCCAACTATGACGGCTAAGCGTTGTTTCGCTGCCCCTCATCAACCTGTAGTTGAAACAGCCCCCATATCTATCAATCCCCAATTCATGGATTTTATCTACGCCATAATAGGTCAATAGCTCATTGAATACCGCTAACAGATTATTTGCAATCAACTTATGACATTGTATCCTCGTAACCTTTTCATTGCTCCATGATGTATATAATGGGAAAGGCAAAGTTATGGTTGTAAGATAACCAGCTCCTGTTTTGTTCGGCTCTCCATATTTCCTATTAAGTTCTACTGTAGTTATCATATTTTATTGTTTAACTTTGAGGTCCAATTGAATTTTCCAGTACCAACTACTATAAATCCATCAATTTCGAAACTTTTAATGCAAATAATATTTTAAGGATTAGTATTTTTAATATGTATTATCCTTCCTGTTTTAGTTATTGTCATAATCGTTTTGTTAATAGATGCTCCTATGAAATTTATTTAAGCTCGAATTACTATACTATATAAGCACTTCTTTTACTACCTCACTCAAACTATTCCCTATTATCAATTGTAGTGCAGTGGTTGGATGAGTACCATCACTATACCACTCGGTATCTTCAGGGTCTTGGGTTTCTTCTATTGCGTAAGCATCATGTATTGCATTGGCGATTTCTAAGCCATTCGTTCTAATTCTAGTATTCAAGTCTAAAAGGTCTGCAAGCATTTCTGCGTCCGATAATTCTCCAATAGACATTAAAACAGTTTGCAAAACGATTTTAAATCCGGCGTTTCTCATCAAAGAACAGATTTCAACAATGTTGCTCCAAATATCTTCTATATTATCGCCACTAGTAAGGTCATTACGACCTATCATAAGAGTATATATATTATTAACCCTGACATCGAACAAATCGGGTGTAGGGGTTCCGTAAATAGGGTCGCGCGTAATCCTGCTCAATACATCTCCTGTTCTTGATCCATTAACTGCATAGTTTGTGATTTGTGAAGGATATCCATCTGCTCGCAAAATATTGCCTAATACCGTTGTATAACCACCTGTTGAGCCAGAACCATAAGTGATTGAATCACCCTCTGTTACAACTAAATCAGGAATTCTTAGAAGAAAATTCTGACTAAAATATTCAGTGATTGACCTTCTTTCTAAACCAGTTAGTTTTTTGTCGTAAACAAATATTCTCTGTATATCCTGGTTAAGCCCATCCTTTAGTGAACCGCCAATCCTATGACGAAGTGTCGGCGGTAAAAAGGCAGATTCGTTTTCATTTAATATCCGGCCAAAATTGTCGTAGTATTTTTTTCCATAGATGGAAAATTCACATATTTCTAGCTCCCAAAAAGGAGTGGTTGAACTCATGCCTACCTCTAAAGCTGCCGTTGGCGGCGTATGCATCGCCTTATGATAGTTGTTCCAGTCAGTAAAGAGACCATAGCCATCGTCCGTCAGATATGTTCCATTAAAATTGCCATTATGGAAAGTGCAAAGATCACCACCCGTTTGTTCACCTATCCTACGAATTATAAAGAGAGTTACTTCTTCAGCAGATGGTATTAGGGCTGGACCATCTAGGTATTTCCTGCCCTCAAATTTGGCATATGGAGCATCCAGCAATCCCCCTGTTTCGATTAGTGATGGCCTGTTATCAGGGTTTGGCTGTAAAACTACAATTTCATTGACATTATCTATAGCAGAGGCAATGCCTCCGCCTGTGGCTTCTGCAGAGGCGAAATCCATATCGTATACAAGTCCATCAATATCTGACAAATCATTGATGATGTAAGAGGAAACTAACGCAGTAGCTACATTTGAAATCACGCTTCCCTCCGAATTAGTAATGATAACCTTATATAGCCCGGCATCTTCTATTTGGACATTACTAAGGGTTAATAAATTAGAAGTTTTTCCGGTCATTAGTATATTATTTTTATACCACTGGAAAGACATTGATGTGCTAGAAGAAGCCGTAACGCTTAATAACAAATCCCCACCTATTTCAACAGTTGTGTTAACTGGTTGAGAAGTAATAATTGGAATAGCGATGATCTCAACATAGGCAGTGCTATTTTTCAATGCCTCGCTTGCGTAATTAATCCCAATAGCTTTTATTCTTACTTCCAACTTGTTTACAGCTATGTTTTTGTTTGGTAACTGGATTGGATTTTGCGTTACCTCTAAATAGGATGTAAAACTTTGACCAGTTTCCTGATATCGATATTGATAATTAGATAAAGCAGAATATTCTGGATTTACAGTAAAGCCAAAAGTAAATACTTGAGCATCTACAACACCAGCAGTTGGAGCGTCAGGTGTGACCGGAATTTCTCCATCACTAGATCTAACCAACTCTATTGTTTTGGTGATTATAATACCAAGTTGAGCACCTGTCAGTTTTGGTGTTCTTGGAGTGGTTAAATATTCTGAAACAACATCTTTTAAATCCTGTATTGTTTCAATGTTATTTATGTCTGCCATTATACTTTAATTAAAGGTAAAAGACCAATGTTTTTTGGTCTGGTTTCCAAACCACCAGCATCATCCGTTCTACGATTTATATAGCTGTATTCATTTGGACCAGTTAAATCGGTAGATAATCTTTTCGTGTAATGGTCTGATTGTCTTGGATCACCCGGGTTTTGAAGCGGACTTCCGCTTACATGATTATGTAACTTGAATTCATCTGGTTCAAAACCACCTGGCAGTTCTGTCATTCTTCCAATATCAATACCAGCTCCTAAATCAAGACCTCTAATAAACATGCTTCTTAAATCTGGAAGCCTGAAAGTTGAAGAACCATTGCCGGAACTGAAGAAACCCTTATTGCCAGGTATTCCGTTCCAATCGGCATCCGTAATTAAGCTGCTACCTAATGTTTGAGCGAATTCCCATAAACGAGGGTAGTCAGCTCTATTTATCGCAGCACCATTACAGACAAGTGTGTTTTGTCTTTGCTTATAATCAAAGAATGTGCTTCCAACATCTTTAAGGTTACCCATATATTCACGGACTAACCATTTATCTCCTATCCAGACTAGTTCAATAGTTTCACCAGCAGCCAAATAGATGTTAGATTTATTAACTACATCAAACCTTAGTGTTCCAGAAACAGTAACATTAAAAAGTGAATTATTCTGGATACATGCTTTTATTCCGGTAAGCGACACATCTATACTAGGTAGCGTTAATTGAATGGTAGCTGAACCATTGACAAGAATTAGCTTATTTATAATTTCGGCATATATCAATGTTTTGGTAGCGGTAACTAAAGTAAGGTCGCTATGAAAGCCACGTTGCGAGTTCTTGAGCCATAAAGTACGGTTTGCCAATTCTCTTGCTTGACGGTTTGAAATGCCTTCAATACCCCCGCGAACCAAATCTATTTCTTCGATCAGGTAAATTCCTGCTTCCCAATTATTTTCTTCTGGTAATGTTGACATAATTATGAATTAATAGTTACGGTCCAAGTTCCAACCAATGACACTGCATCGGTCTTTACGATTTCAGATCTTACTTTTCTTGCAAATAGTACGTTGTCGACATTAAGCAGTCCAAACTCCCTAATTGTCATACCGTTTGCTTCGCTATCGAGTATAGTCCATTCAAACCTGGTGGAATTTGAAGTTGGATAGGTAACTCCGGTTAAGGATTTACTGAACACGTCGGTTAGCGAACTATTCCCAAGTGCTGGTGAAGTACCGTTTGTACCAACTGCTATTTTGGTGATAGGCTTACCCGCAGCATTACCACCCAATAGCTTTGCTATATTGGAATGGCCAAGTGTAAGAACAAGATTGTTCTCCTTAAATTTTTCAAGGCATTTACCAGTACGTTTGTCAATAATTTGCAAACTGAAACTACCAGTTGCTTTAATTCCATCTTTTGCCATTATTAAGTTGTTATAATTTCCATTTCTAAAATATCGCTGTCAGAGCTATAGTTTTTTGAACCGTCATACACGTTTGCACCATCGTATCTAAAGCCACTACCGACTGTTAATACATCTTCATCAATCACCGAAGGATTTTCTACACTCTCATCAGTGAGGTTAATATTCTCTGTTCCTAAATCGATGCTGAATGACACCCCAACCAAATGACTTCTTGTGTTTTTGTATTCTTCAACATTTTTAAGTATATCATCTATACTAGATGCACTGATAAAATTATTACCACCGTCTAGTAAGATTTTAAATTCAGCCCATCCATTAGGTCCGCTTCCAACTCCTTCGGTTATAATTGCTGTTGGATAACCGATCGTTCTTAAAGCTTCCTTTACAGCCCAAACAGTCCCTTTGTATCTTTTAAGTTCAATCGCCTTTTTTATTACCTCCCTCTGTTGCTCTTCTGTAGTTGCGAGTTTCATCCCTTTATAGCCCAAAACGTCGAACTGTTCAGCTAAAAATGGCAATACGGTTTTATCAACTGTATCTACGATATAGACCAAAAGCTTCTCCAGCTCCAAAGCATCAATCTTCTTTTTGGCCATCTCGTCAAATGCGACCAGATGAGGTATATTTCTAATTGCTGTTGCCAGTATATTACTCATCACTAAATCCAGTTACATTTACTGTAATCCCACTACAAAAACTCACTTCGGTAATAGCAGCAGTAACATCAGCAACAGGGCTTGTTACCTGTACCTTATAAACATTTTTCGAACTGGCCGCAGCTGAAATCTGGCTGATCACAACATCTAAACCTAGTTTTGACTTTTTATCATCCGCATAGATTTTCAGGCTATCTTCAGCTTTCTTTTTCTCCATTTCAGAATCTGCACCGCTAAGTAGGATAAGGTTTACCGAAATAGAATAAATCTTTTTTGTTGGGGGATAAACCAGTACCGTATCGGACAATGGACGAACCTTATCATCGTTACAGATAGCGTAAACAGCGTTTATAATTTCAGTCGAAGGCGTAACGGCATTCTCTAAAAGCGGGTATATAGCTACAGTTCCAGGCGTTGGAGAATTAATACCAACATCTATAATGCTGTTGTGCGCAGATTTAGCAAAGAATATGTAGGCGCCACGTGGTCCGGCGCAACTAAAACTTGATGGTGCTAATCTGATACGTTCCCTTAATCTATCATCGGATTCAGCATCGGTACCACCATTTGTGATACCAACATTCAAAGCGGTTGACACATAAGCCTGTGGGTCCAGGATAACACCAATTTCAGAAATACTATAATTATTACCTATTTCTCCTTCGTTTGTACATTCAGCTAAAACCGTAACAAATTCATCTGATAGATTAGCTTCAATATCCTCTAGTGTTATAAAAACGACTTTTCCATCAATACTCTGTACTCTGATTCCTTTTGGAATGCTTATAGCAGGATGACCTTCAATAAGGTTGAATCTAATCGTGCATTTTGCACTACTGGCCGGTAATCTCTCTACACCCAACCATTCACCTAAATAATCAAGCATTGGATACTTTGCGAAAGCCAATAGATTTTGCTTTGCGGCTTCATTGGCCTGTATTAATGTCAATTGAAATCTATATGCAAAAGACTGTATCAATAACATTTCACTCTGCGCTGGAGATAAAGGAAAGTTTACACGAGCTTCATAGTCCGACTTAAGTTCGGCCACCAGCTTTTCACTATCTGTATCAAAGAAAATAGGTTCGTCCAATGCCATTATATAAAGTCTAAACTTGCTGTTGAAAAAAGATTTGTTTGAAACATCAAATTTCGTCCTGGTGTAGATTCACCAATGTCAAAATCTGCATTGAAGTCGTTATTAAAATCCCCGCCTATAAACACATTTGTATTATTCACATACCAACTTCCATACGAACTCCAATTAATTGTCAACCATATAAGAAGTTGTTCGATGGTATTAATTGTTTCTATTGGGAAAATAGGTGTAGGCATGTTGTCATCTATCAGAAATGAGAGGTTATAAAATGAACCAGTGTCTAATATTGGAATATCAGTTGACATAGTGAGCATTGAAGTCTGGGTAACCAACATATTTGCTGAATAAACTGAAAACCCACCAAAATACAAGACAATCTTGTTTGAGGTCAGATACCATTTCCCATATGCTCCCCAATTATCCTTCACCCAGACTAACAAATCTGTTGCATTGGCAAATCCAAATTTAGGTGGTAAAGGATATACACTATCCTTGTTTACATTCAAAGTAATATTATACCTACCAATACTAACCTTTGTGGGAATACTAGCTGATAAAATAAGTCCGGTATTACTACCAATATTATTGCCATTAATTGACCATGATAAAGTATCTATCATATCACCATCAACAACCTGGTATGTTATGCTAAATAAAATCTGTTCAATATTGATTTCATGAACGATTGATGTGACCTTAATTCGTGGCTCCCAAAGTTCAATTGCTTCAAAGATTGCCTTTTTCATATTAGGCACTCCTGTTGTAATCGGGTTGTCAACATATTTGTAGATGTCGCATCCGAATAGGGGGCGAAGAGGGTCTGATCCGGGGATAGTCCTTAATATAAAGTCTATGCATTGCCTAATGTCAGCTAGTCCTAAAGCAATAACACCCACTCCAACAGCACTTAGCTGAAAATTTGAGGTTGGTGTTAATTGAGTTATCATATCGGTGGTGTTGTATGAGCGCCAGCGGCACCTGATGTATGTATATGTGTTTTTAGACTTTTACCAGCTGCAGAAACATCAGTAGTTGCAGAAAGTGAAGCTACATTTAGCTCGACATCATTACCGGGGATAGGGGCGCCATCAATTCCGGCCAATCCACCCATACTCACTACACCTTTGATTGTTGCTGCACCACTAACATTCAAAATACCTTCAATATTGACATCAACAGCCGTTAGGTTAATCTTTGTTGCATCAACATCGATTTTGCCTGAGCTTTCGATTTTAGCGTCTTTACATTTGATATTTATATTGCCATTGATATCTAAGGTCAAAGTATGTGAATTTCTGTCATAAAGAATAGACGAACTATCACCGAAATTTATACTTAATATGTTTTCGCCTGCATCTGCATGTGGTAGGTTTTTCTCATCGTATACCGCACAGATTATAACACCATATTCAAGGTTTTCATCCATTAGGCAACACACATGTTCGTTGATGTTAAAAGGAAAGCTGGTTTTATCAGTTCCTGACCTATTCACAGCCATCTTTAATGGTGCACTAACAAAATCATCTTCTGTAAAGTACACTCTGGCCAGACCATTTTTAACATTGACCTCTGATATATGTCCAAATTTTAGCATTATTTTACTTTGTAAGTTGTTACTGGAGCCTTTGATTTTGAAATTTTCTTAGTTGGGGAACTTGATATGTTTATCCGTTTTATCTCTACGCTAGTGGTAAATCCAGAAGCGCTAAGATTATGTGTAGATGTTAGAATGTGCCATATACCGGATAAAGCGCCAAAACCAGTAAGGTCAATATTGTTTCCGGAAACTAATAGTACATTTCCCGTCGTTTCAAAACTTCCAGTCTGTTGCAAGCTTACCGTTTTGTGTATCAATGCACTGGCGATAACATTAGCCTGTTCTTCATTTTCAACCTTCCCTCTCAGCTCTAGTGTATCCAACTGACTAGAATAATCTTCTTCCTGATCAATGAAGCTGGCGGGCCTTACAGACCTTATGACTTCATTAGCATTTGGGTTATGGAACTTTATTTCAGTCCCCTTAAAGATTTGGGAAGTCTTATCTTTGAACCCCCAACTAGTAACCTGAGTCTTATCAATCGATAAGGATGTATTTCTTGCTTCGAGTTCAGTTTGTTTAATGAAAATCAGGTTCTTTCCCTTTATCGTAAAATTGTAACCATAATTGGATGCCAATCTATGAATAAACTGAAGGTCGGTTTCTCTGTTCTGAGTTGACCTTCCGATCCTAATATTTTCAATGTTACCTATGACATTATATTTTATCTTCGCAGCAATGCTACGGATTATTTCAGAAAGTGTTTTATTCTCATGTGCATAACCTTTTCTAGTCCTTAGCTTTCCATAAAAACCTGTAGAAAGTGCTTTGATTGTTATCTGGTCAGGTGGGCCTGTGAACTCGATCTCATCTATCTGGAACACGCCGCAGTCAAGATTTTTCCCAGATATTCCAATATTAACAGTGAGATAAGCGCCTTTTTGTGGGTACCAATCGTTCTGCCATCTACCCATTTTATCTTCCAAAGTGATTTCCAATTCATCTGCTTCACCACTTACCTTATCTTCATAATTTAAGGAAATTAGGCTATGCGAAACATCTTCACTGATATCTTTACCATTGTACAATACCAAATATGTAGGTGATGCTACATTCATATCAACGTTTCCAAGGTGGTAAAAGATCTAAATTAACTTCTGCTTCGAATTCCTGAATTACAGGGATATCTAAAACAGTACCTGGATCAATGACATCTGAAATGCTTACTTCTGGGTTAGCCTTTATAAGAATAGCAGAAAGACCTGCATTACCGTACATTTTGAAAGCAACATTATCCCATCGTTCGCCCTCTGTTGTTATATATTGTATACTTGCCATTATTTTCGGATAATTACTTTTTGAAATAATGAGTTTGCACTTTTCATCAGCCTCCTGGTATTTGTTATAAGTTCATTATTAAGGATCGAGGTTGTTGGATTATTTCCGTAAGGATAAGCAGCTGCAATATTTCCTAAACTTCCCATAACCAATACTGTCGCATCTTTTATAACCGAACTTCCAGAAGTATTCTCAATATTTTTATCTAGTTTTTCAATAAGATCTGCTGCATCAGAAATGCCGTTTTTGGCAGCTTTCAATATCCTATCTGCTGTTATTGTGTTCGGGGCATTTAGCATTTCGTTAATACCCACACTCACACTTCTAGATTGCTGTTTTGTAGCTGTTACTGAAGAAGCGATGTCTTTCTGTGGCGTTGGTTTCTGTAAAACAGAAACTGGCGTTGAAGTTTTTTTGTTCCCAGTAGCTAGGCTATTTTTTACAGCAGACAATCTTTTTTGTTCAAGTTTGTCAATACTTACATATTCTTTAAGGCTTAACTGCATAGAGATCTGTTTATATGTTCCATCAGCAAATGCTTCATCTATGCTATAAGGGATAGACACAATAACAAAATCACCTACATACGAACCATTGCCCATTAAAAGAGGTAAGACCTCGGCTTTGTCTTTTGAAGCTCTTAAAGCCTGTAGTTGTTGTGTTATATTACAGAACTCAACATTCATTGTAATATTCGCAGAAATCTCTGTCAAAGAAAGTCCTGTAAATTGAAGGGCAGCTTTATTGTTTATTAGATCAAATTGAGCAAAATTAGCCTCATCACCAGCAAAGCTGAAGTCGGTAAAATTATAAAGTCCCTTAAAAACAATGCTCCCGAGTTGTGCGTACATATTAATAGGCTATTCTTTGTTTATTTTCTTTATGTTCTTTCATCAACCTGTTAAACTGCGATTTTAAACTTTCGGTAATCATTTTACCATCCTCTTTTGTTGCGGATCCTGATAAGTTAATCACGGGTGAAAAATGGACGGTAGAACCACCGTTAAACGGATTCATCCGTATAGGATTATTATTGCTTCCTGATATACCGCCCACCTTTACCATGACATCATTAACCGCTTTAACAAGTGATTTTGGTTTAATTGTATTGGCAATAGTTTCAATAAGTTTTATCTTATGTATATCCTTTAAAGGGCCTGTCTTAGCTGGGCTAAATGGAAAGAAGTCACGTATTTTACCAACAATAGCTTTTATTGCCTCAATGGGTTTGCTGGCCATAGCTTTTATACCATTCCATATTGCAGACACCATATTCTTACCCGCATTAAAAAACTTTAAATGTAGATTTCCTATCCATGAAACCGCTGAAAAGAAAATGTCTTTAACTTTGGCCCAAACTTTTGAGAAGAATGCTGAAATAGTAGACCAATGTTTTATGATCAATCCGTACGGAGTAAAATTTAGAAAAAGGAATTTTATCCAATTCCAAACTTTTGAGAATATAATTTTTACATTATTCCAAATCCAAGAGAAAAATTTTGTGATACTTGACCAATGTTTGAAAATCAAACCGTAAGGAGTGAAGTTTAGAAATAAAAATTTAATCAATTGTAAACCAGAATTAAATATCTTTTTAATACCACTCCATAAACCTGAGAAAAAATTTGCGATTTTACCCCAGTTCTTTATAACAATACCATATGGCGAAAAATTCCAGAAAACCATCTTTATAAATTCCCATAGAATTGATAGTGGACCAGATATTTTATTCCATAAATTGATAAAAAATGCCTTAATTGGTTCCCAATAAGTGTAAATTAAAAGCGCTGCCGTCGCAATTCCAGCAATAATTAAAAAAATTGGGTTGGTTAAAAACGCCATGTTCATTGCCTTTAGTGCGGCTGTAAAACTTACTGAAGCTGATGAACCTGCTGCAGTAGCAGTTAGATAAGCTAATTGACCGGCTCTAAGAATTTTCAAAGTTGAGGTGGTATAACTAATAATTTTCGAAACACCACCGAATGCAAATGATAAACCACTAACCGCAAAAGATAACCCTGCAGAAAATGCTATTGCCTTAGTAAGCCAACTTACCAATTCAGGATTACGATCAATAAAGGCACTAATCTTTTCGACCAACTTACCAACGGATAGGGCGAGCTTATTAAAGGTAGGAAGGAACGCAGTTCCCGCTTTTACGGTAACCTCTGTCATTCTATTTTTGAACATCTGCCACTGAGCTACACTACTTTGAACCCGTTTCTGATACTCCTTGTTCATTGATCCTTTTTCGGCACCATTTACCAGTCCTAACTGCCTCTTATATTCCTCTATCCCAGTTGCCAACTTAGTTAGTTTTGGGCCGTGTTCTTTGCCAAATAACCTAACTAATACCTCTGACTGCTTATCCTTTCCTAGTTTATTTATTTTTTCAAATACACTTATGATACCATTCTGGGCGGTCAGTGGGTTTGACATGGTTTTCTGCAACTTAGCGCTGTCCATTCCTAGCATCTGAATACCTTTTTGGAAATTCTTTGTCCCCATTGTGGCATTTGACAGGTTTACGAGCATTCCGTTGATTGCGGTTCCGGCTGTATCTGGACTTTCTCCTAATGACAACATTGCTGCCGCTAGTGCGGCTGCTTTTTTGGGTTCAAGGTTTCTGGCCATACCCCCAATTTTTTGAAGAACAGTGATTAGTTCGGGGCCTTTTGCCATTGTGTTATCATCAAGATAATTTATGGCATCAGCAAAATCACCAACTTTTTCAATAGGTATCTTAAATACATTGGATATTTTACCCATGCTATCTGCAATTTCACCAGCTGGTATATCAAACGCAGAACTCATTTTGGTTACCTCCTTGGTATAACTCACAACCTTATCCTCTGCAATACCCATGCGCAGACCAGCTGCTATCATATCTTGGATTTCATCGGTTGCAAGAGGTAGTTCCATGCCTAGTTCCATTACCTGGGCAGTCATTTTTTTAACTGTATCAGGAGTATCGACAGACATCTGTTTTCGGATGTCTATCATTTTGGTTTCAAAGGCTTGAGCAGCTTCTACAGCTCCATAGAGTGGGGCAGCCAATGCTACGCCCAATAACGCTGAATTTTTACCTAAAGAGAAAGCGGCCTTGGCATTTTTATTTGCTTTATTTACCACAGCAGACATCTTATCGATTGCTGTTAGTACGAGTGCAATTTTGATGCTTTTATCAGCCATTTTCTTTGGGATTTAATTTGTTGTGCAGCCTTACAGCGGACTTGTAGAAAAAAGAAACATCCTTAGCATCCATTTCTAAAATGTCAACTAAAGATGTGTGGGACATGTATGCCAGGAACATTATATCGTCCCCGTCAATTAAAAATTTTCGCTAAATTCCCCCATTAATTTTAGGACATCTGGACCAGGCATATCTTCTAGGTCCTCCATTACAACAGGCTTACCATCTATCTTTACACAGGTTGCGATTAAGGCAAACATCATTTTATCCTTATCTTCACCAGATACTTTCTGGGCCAAAAGGATGTGTTTACCTTTAAATTCTCCTAGGGTGGCAATCTTGCCACCACTCAATTCAATATTTTTACTTTGCTCTGCCATTTTTATTGATTTTGATTATTTATTTAAAAAAGCATCGGCAGCCGGATGACAGAGAATCATCCATGCTGCTTCAGCCTATATTTTAGATACCTAGATTAGTCCTGTAAGTGGCCAAAAGATCTTCTCCATCAACAATCCAGATATTTGCCTGAACATCTACCTCAGTAATCGTTTCTCCGGCTATATCCTGTTTATAATATGAAACAGCGAACTCAGTTTCGCCTTCAACATTGTCCTGAGCCTTAAATGTTCCAAGTGGTGTACCTTTAGATCTAACGGTCAGGTAAACTACAACCGGAACTTGATCTACTCGATCGTCACCCTCGTAGATCTCCATACTTCCACGAACCTGTAACTTAATCGCTTTAAATGGATTGGCAGTTTTTTTAAGAACCTCAGGATAAAGTGAATTCCATTTTACCTTACAGGTCAGCTTCTCCATACCAGAGGTAAAACCCATTTCTCCAAACATTCCAAGAGCCTTATGGTCTGACTCCTTGTATTTCACATCCGGCAGGGTAATCTCTTCAGCTCTACCTAAAAGGCTTCCGCCATCCATATAGATATTGGCGTTTGTTAATCGATTGATCGAAATTTTGTTTGACATGATTTATTGTATTATGAAATGCTTGAAAATAGACTGATATCGAGATATGACTTGAACGTTATACGCTCCGATGGAGTAGGACCCATAAATAACAATTCAAACGTTAGATGTCCATTAGCCAGTTCTTCAGGCGGATTATCATTTTCATTGTAAAGAACTTTTGATCCTGGCAACAATGCGCCCCTGCCAATCAAAATACGCATAAACGCATTCCCATTTTCACGGATACTATCGATCAAACCCTGACTAATAGGCTGATCTATATACTGCAATGATGCTTGTTCAAGACTTTCGGTAACCACATCTGCTATACGAACGATATTCGTAAAGTTAGAGATACCTGTTTCAGTTGGGAATGAAGCATTTCTGTTACCCCATGTTCTAGGGCCTGACCCGAATGTATTGAAAACAGTTGTGATACCAGCAGCGTTAAGTATGTTGACATCGCTATTAACATCACCGGGTGTTGAACTCAAGGCTCTTTCTGTCCCAGCTATGCCTTTTATTTCTTTATTTGATGATGATACCCAGAACCCATCTGTAAGGTCTACAGCAGCTCTTACACCAGCAAGAAATGCACTATAAGGAAAACTTACATTTGTATCTGTTGCTGGGTCGTATTTTTTAAGATGTGGGAATAAAAGCTCAACACGCTTATTGCTGGTATTGAAATTAAATGTTCCGGAAGGACCACGACCAGCCATGGCAGCAGCAACAGTAGTTCCCACTGGAGCATCAACATATACAATACCCCTAAATTTCTCCGCTGCCTGTAATAAACCTGCAGAAACGCCAGACAAACTCGAATATCCAGGAGCGATCATGATTTTTGGATTATACCCAAAAGTCTCAAGTGCGGTATCGAAACATTTGATTCCTGTTCTTACATTGGTTGATGAATCATAAGTCCCAACAATTACACTAGAGGTAATAGCCGCTGCGTTTAATTTCGCAAAGGTAAACTTAAGTACAGTTCCGTTTGCAATTGCACCGTTTAGTACCTTAAAATTGCCGTATTCATCAATGCTGTAATCTGTTCCTAAAACAAATGAGGTTGCAGCACCTTCACTATCCAAAACCGTAACTGTTCCGATAGGAGAGGCGCTTAATTTTAGCGTACCATCTACAACAGTTTTGGATTCAGCGGTAACTGCTGAAGTATGAAGAGCGGGGTCAAATACATTGACAACTAGTACAGATCCAGCACCTTGTAAAAAAATAGCCTCCAACGATTGTGCAATTGTAAATCCTGGAACTTGTTTGCCAAACTGAGCAGCATCCCTTTCTCCATTGACCATAATAACCTGGTTCTTTGGGCCTATCGCTGATATCCCGACCAAACCGATTACTCCTGATTTTACAATGTTTACGGATTTACTTCCGTTAGGAACCTCAATAGTTTCCACTCCATGCAAATATGTCATTATCTTAAATTGTTAGTTGTTAATACCTTTTTTTTGTCTGCGGGTACTTCTGTAAGTAGTCCCTGTTTAACCAAACTGATAACTAATTCATTTTCATTTGGGAGATCATGTGGCCCACTTTCGTGGATTACAAAATCAAATCCTTGATGCGTAAATGCAAGCTGTCCGCTTCCGTTGTACTTAAATTTCTTCATGTTTGGTTGGTTTTTAGTTTTGATAATGGACTAATAATAGGTTACCTTTTTAACTAAATTAATAGGTAAATCTTCATTATCTGTTTCTTGTAACGAAAATCCTTTGGTTTTAAAATAAACTGCATATTGGAACACATCATCAACCTTATCTTGCATCTTAAATCCGGCATATCTAAACGTAGAGCCGTTTTCTGGGTGATAACCAATCATATACTTCTTGATCAATTTATGAAGTTCATAAACACCCAGCTTATCTGTTGTACCCCTTAAACTTTTCGTTTGGATTAAAAAAGCAAATGTTACTTCAGTATTTTGGTAAACTGCACTTGTTGATTTAATATTCGCATCAGGCTCTTCATCGCTAAACGCTACTACGATCATTTCTTTTCCAAAAACTTTTTCAAAATCCTTTTCGTTTTCTGGAATTTCAATAACCTCAACTTTTGGATTCCCAATTTTTGATGAAAGAAATGAGGCGATATTAATTTCTAAAGCTCTAAAATCCATTAGACCAATGTTAAATGCGCCAACATAGTTTTTCCATCAAATTTGCTGTTCACATCCAGAACACCATACTGTATTCCGTTTATTGTCACAATCTCTTCATTGCCGGCATCAGCTGACTCTTTCAGACCAGTAAAATCATCTGATTTATATTCGATCATACAATTCTTGGGAGAATATTCCTGATCGAGCAGTTTGGCTGTTTTAGTAGCGTCATTAAATAGGATTTCAGCTGTATGTATTTCACCTACCGATGGTTGCCAGGTTGCAGTATATCCCATCGTGTTTGAGACGATGGAAAAAGCCGTATCCTGTAGCGTATCAAATAGGTTCATTGCAAATTAGGATTGTAATAGAACTTTAACAGTTGTCGCTCCAGTAGCAGCTGCTTCGGCACAACCACCAATTGCAGTGTTTGAAGTTGCCGTCGTTGTTACATTGCCAGCTGTTGCGTCCCAATATACTTTGGCGCCTTGGGTAATAGCGCCTGAAGCCTTAGGGAACTCAAAAACCCCTGTCATTTCTACAGAACCAGTTTCTCCAACAGCAATATCTGTTACGGCTACTCCGAATAAAATGCCAAAAATCACTAATGAGCCAGAAGTAATTGCCGAACCTGTTGTATTGGTATAATCTAAAATTTTACCTACTTGTATTTTATTTTTCATTTGATTTGTTTTAAAAAAAAGCCTGCCGTTTGACAGGCTTTCCAACCATTTACACCTAGTTTACCTTAACCAAAAAGTATTTTTATGCACCCGGGTTTTTGTAGACACCCCTGAACTCTTCAATGGTGGCCGCAAAATCAGTGCGAACTTTAATATTTAAATTATCAGTATTGAAATCGATTTCTTGTTCTGTATATAGACCTTCTTGACCATTTAGGAATGCATATTCTACAACTGGAATTGTCGAAGGATCTGCTAATAGATACCATGCTTTAGGATCTTCCAAAAATGGATCAACCAACACCTCGAAAGCACCTTTGAATGGATTTGCATCCGAAGTTGAACCTGGTGAGATTGCGGCAGATACCAATTGCCATGCTAAAGTTTCAAGTTCTGGTGGTACTACAAGGTACTTAGGACGAACAAGGATTTTCTCACCAGTTAAACCAGTTTGACGTCTCAAGGCCAATCTAGCAGCGGTTAATGAAGTTGCACCTAGCGCAGTTCCAGTCCCAGCTAAGTTTTTATGGGCAGCGTTGAATAATGTTACACCATCAGATAAAATTCTACCACCTCCGCTATTAGCAGTTAGTAGGCCATAAACAATCTCTGACTGTAATTCCATTGCTCCACGGCCAAACAAATCCGTAAAACGCATAAAAGCACCAAGATCGTCGTTAATTATAGCCTTACGTGTGATACTGATCATACGACCATAAGTATCAAGCTTAAAGCTATCACCAGTTTCTACCATTTTGGCTTCTTTATATTCCCCGTTCTCTAGAACTTTTTTCAGTTTGAAATCACCACCAACTCCAACAGAACTAATAGATTTAAAGTCAGATGCATTCCTTTTACTTGCAAATTTTCGCCATTCTGGTGTAGCAGCATCATAAGCCGCACGCAACGACCTATCCACTACATTACCCAACATAATTGGATAATCACTACTGCTCATAGCACGTTTCACTAGTTCATCTTTACTCATAGAACCAAGTGAAACATTGTGACCTCTTGCGTTTAATGCAATAACGGCCATATCTAATAAAGAGGCGTGACGAAATTCTTTCGCTTTATCACTAACTAATGCGATTGAAGGGTTGGCTCTATGAATTAAGACTTCTTCTAAAGCAGATCTAGTTTTTGTCCCTTCATCATCACCTACTTTTCCAACAGTTGTTACTGATGTAGCTGTAACAGATGCCGGAGCTTGACGTTTTACCAATTCATCCAAAATCAATGCACGCGCTTGATCTATCGTTGATCCATCTGTGATTAGCTTCTGATAAAAAGCATCATCGGTAATGCCATGTGTTCGAACTGCTAATTGGATATCAGAAATGCGGGTTCGTTCAGTAGTAGTTGCTGCACCAATAGCGTTAGCATCTGCCGCAGGCACAACGGCAGCAGTGGCCGCAGCTGCTGTAGCCGGGGCCGGAGTAGTTGGAGCTGCTACCGCAGCTGGAGTTTCTTCAGGCATATTTCTAGTATTATATTTTACTTCGTGAAAATTTTGGGCCGGTGTCTGCGAGCGAATGCCTGCATTTGGATCAGCAGGAACAGATAAAACAGATAGTTCGGCAGGCTCCCAATCGGTTACTCTGACAGTGATAGTATTTTTATCATTGTCTTCAGTGATATCTGTTGTATGAATTGCATAACCAACAGAAATGTTTCTTGTTATGCCGCTGATGATATCCTGAACATAACCAGCAACCTCTTCTCTTTGAGACAGACGCACAATTGCTTTACATTGTTTGTTTTCGACCCAAGCTCTTTCTACAACACCGAGAATAGATTTAATAGTCCAAGTTGAATGGCTATCTACTAGATTGGCACCTTGATTAACACGTTCTAATCTTACATTTTCAGGTTTACACCCTAAAATCTCGATGTAATTAGTACCGTCCCAAGTTCTACGTTTGACTTCTGTCTCGGTAGCAAAAACAACCTCAATAGTTTTATCCGTTTCGTTATAACTATTTTGTGTTATAGCTGCACGGGTTGATAAAGGAAGTTGTAGTGTTTTATTCATGGGAGTAAAGATATCCCCATTGTAAAATCATAAATAGACGAAAGATAGACTAAGAATAACCGAAAAAGGAGAAGACATGGAAACTTCTAACTATTAAAATTATAAACATTCGATTTGATTTTGTTATTGCTGATTATTAATAACTTACGGAAAATTATTACTGTATCTGACAAATAAATGATTAAAATAGGGTTAAAGTCTCACAAGTTGTGGATAAAGTACTGAGATAAGATGGTAAGCTATCATTATATTTGTATTATAATAAAAAAAGCACCTGCAAGTGCTTTTCAAATTCTGTATAAAAAGATAATACCTAAAGGATGGTCAGCAATACCATCTGTTCAGTGAATAGAAACAATAAATCGGCAGATTTATTGGTACACCCTCAAGCTCACAACTTGGGGGCTTTTTATTATACAACAAAATTACACTATTAAGTAATTACTTAATAATTATTCCATCTTTAAATACTAACAATTTTAATATCGCAAAAAAGTGCATTAACTATGCTATAATTCACTTATTTGTTAGAAAATGTTAAAAACTCAATCAGATTACACGGTTTTATCAATCGGCTCTTCAATGATTTTACCCATTTTATCTGCATCATATCGAGGATCACTTTCGGGCATTACTCCGGCATTATCAAAACGATTTTTGTCTTCAATCATTTGTGCCATTATATCTTCAGGATTATAACCAAGTTCTCTAACTGCATCTTGCCAACTAATTAATCCAGCCCTAATAGATTTTATTTTTGCCTGTATTTCTTTTAATGGATCGATCATTTCACGGCGAGGAGGTGTCCAAGAAACGGTTACCTGGTTATTACTTAATAGCCCTGAAAGAACAGCTGCCTCAATAAACCATCCCCATACCTGATCAAGAAACATTGGGATGAGCATATTCCATTGGATGATCTCAATCCCCCTTTGGAATTCTAAATGACCCATACGGCCACTACTAAAATTAACATTTGACAGATCACCAGAAAAAACTTCATAACTCATGCCCATTCCCGCTGCCTGGCCCTGTAAACTTTGTCTACTTAAATCTTTAAATCCTTCGGTTGATGGTGGCGATGAAAATGAAATGGTTTCACCAGGAGCAAGACGCTCTATAACACCAGGCGCAAGACGTTCGGCAATATTTGTTCCATCATCTACTGGCATACCGGATGTTGCATCCGGCTTAGTTACGAAGGCCGCAAAACATGCAGCAACTTTTTGTTTCACTATCTGGGCATCCTCAAGTTCGTCAAAATCTAACATTCGTAAAATAATAGACGAATTCCAAGGTGACCCATGATTTTGTCCTGGATCTTCAACCTTAAAAATGTGTGATATCTCAGATTTTAGTATTAGTATACTTTCTGACTTGACTTCCTTAGGATTATATAAGAATATCCAAAACCCCTTTTTCTTACCTAACGCATCGTACTGGATACCATTGACAATGTAATCCCCATCGCCAGGTTTTTTATTTTTATCAAGGTCTATAAAATCTGGGTCTAATACTTGTAACTGTAAAGGTACCAAATTGGTAAGGGGATCTAGTTTCTTTAAGATTTTTCTAACGGCGCATTCACCAGATTTAACAACAGTATCCATTACAAGTGCCTGGATACCATAAAAATTTTGCAACTCATCATAATCGCACATTATGCTATCCGACCATGCTTTCCACAACTCTTTAACCTTCTTGACGGTTGGTTTGCTCTTACTTACCGGAGTTGCCAATATTCCGGTACCAACAACATTGTTTGTAATCTTACGGGTGGCATTTTTAGCATATGGATTATTTCTATTTGCATCACGTGACCGAGTCCTTAGCATTGGAAGCGAGTTGTTCGTGTCTGTATTTTGAGATAATGATTGCAAGTTATTGTCGCTAAACCTGCGGCCTTTTCCAGCACCTTCGTATTTTCTGATACCTTTATCCAATATGTCAAAAGCAGCTTGGTTTTGCAACCTTTTTACCGCAATACCTGGGGCAACAGCCCGAAACAACTTATTTAGCAAATCCATTATTGAATATCTTTTGAATATGAACCGTATGTTCTGGAGGTTTTTATTTTAGTCGGGAATAACTCTTCATACATAAGTTTCTGAACCGCCAACATGTCCTTTAAAGATCTATATTCTACCTCTTTATCGCCATACCTCACACGTAATGCGCCCTGTGCAATAGCCGAACTTAAGATATTATATTGTTCAATAGTATACATTATGAATAATTCTTTTTCTTTTGTTCTGTAAAACTATCTATAATGCTTGTGATTTCACGTATATCGGTTATTGTTCGTCTATCTTTGATAGCTTCAAGGCCACTTATTTGATTATAGCCGTTCCTTGTGGTACAATCTTTTCTGCCAAAGAATTTCCCAATAGCTTCGAAAGAAAGTAGGGTGTTTTCACGTAATAGATAAATAGCAATGAACCTTTGATAGGATGAGTAATGGTCTTTACTTCTATTCTCGGTATACTCTTTTACTTCTAAACCGAAATGTACACTTGCGGCCTTGATTATGATTTCTTCAATTTTTTGAGGGATTTCAATTTCCATATTGATATTAATTTAAATGATGAATAAGTTTATCTTCCACGCCAGAAATCATTGCCTGGTTTTTTCTTTGGATTAGGTTTGTTCTCAACCTTGATAATGCTGTCTAAGCAATTGTTATTTAATGTCTCCCAGTTCTCATCAGTCCACCTGTCCATTCCAGCGACATTTGCGGCAGCTCTGGCATATACTCGACAATCCAATCTCTCATTTCTTTCATACTTCTTTACCCATTTGGGCTTGGTATAGCCTTTTGAATCCTTAACAAACTCCATTTTCTCAGCTGTTATACTTTTAAAATGGTTTTCATCGTACATTGGAAAGTGGCAATATCCAAATGGCGTAGGTTGATCTTCTTTTATTTGGGACTTTAACCATCCATATAGTTCTGCTTTAATTAATGAAACACCCACTGACCACACCTCAACAGCCTTAATGGTTTTCCCGGATTGAGCAGTGTCAACGGGTTTTGGATGAGATACAATTACGGCCATTGTATCTCTTCCTTTAATTGGAATAACCCTGCTTTTATCAAATTTACGGCATATACTATACACGACATTGGTGTTGTTGCCACTATCTACCGCCATCATCCTAAGTGGAAGGACCGCACCATCTTCTCGTGTCCATTGCTCATTGACAATGTTTTTTAGATTATCCCAAACTATATCATTTTCACTATTTGTACTACCATAGAAAACACGGTAATCCAAACTCCAGCTCTCTTTACCTTTTCCCCACCCAACTATTTCGATTTCGATCCTGTCGGGTTGTATATCGACTCCAGCAGTAATTAAAACGACTTTATCATTAGGTGTATTTATCTTGTAAGTTTCGCGTTTATTATAAAGAGCTTCCCAATCGGGTTGCTCACCTTTTATCTTATAGGTTTCTCCAAGTTTTGTATTTGTAAAAACTATAAGTTTTGGAATATCATTCTGGGCTTCATCATGCTCCTTTGCCATTTGGGCCCAACTATACCAACCTAAAGGAGAGTATAAGGCATTCATCACATATCCGAAAACAAATCCATCTTCTTTTTCTGGGAATAGGGGTTTCCATTGACCAGCCTGAAGCATTTTGGTTTTTTGTCTCTCAGGTATTAGGTCATTGCAATGCTCACATTCATACCTAACATCATCATATTTGCCCTCTTCATATCTTAATTGTGAGAATTTAAGATGCTGCATGGTTCCACAGCTTAAGCACGGAACAAAAAAATGTCTCTGGCCAGTTTTTTTAATTTCTTTTGAGATAATACTTAATCCATCTATGGTTGGGGTTGATGGGCCAAATATTTTTCTACGATCTCCAAATGTCGAAGTCCTTGTTTTTGCCAATCCGATTACATCACCTTCGCCATCCACATCTTGGGGATATCTATCCAGCTCATCCATATAAAGAAACCTGACGAACGTAGAAGAAAGTCCAACAGCTGAATTAGCACCAATCATTGTTAGGTAACCACCGTCAAATTCCTTGTCCAAAATTGTATTTCCACCTTCCTTGCTGTTTGACGGTTTGATTTTAGCCCTTAACCTATCACTATCTTTGATCATTGGTTGAATTCTGGTCTTTGACGTCTTTTTCATCAGATGGTCAGTAGGCATAACGTACATAGTTGCAGCAGCTGCAATATCTATAATATAGCCTAACCAGTTATTACCTGCTTCAGTAGCACCAACCTGTGAAGGCTTCTGCCACCAGATTTCACGAGCAGGATCAATAACGGATAGCTTATCCATTATTTCTTTTAAATATGGTGTCCTACTTGTCCTCCAAGGCCCGGGTTCTGCAACGGTAGTTGGTAATACCCTATTTGTATCTGCCCATTCTGATACAGTCATAATTGGATCTGGCTGTATAGCAGATAAAAACCCATCTAAGATGGAGTAATCAAAACCATCCACTGGTAACAAGTCGATATCTAAACTATAATTGTTCATTTACGTTTTCGGGGAGACGTTCACTTTACTAAAATTTGCATATGTATTAAGCACGTTTGTGATTTCATCATTAAGAACATTTATTGCTTCCACTTTATTTTCAGCACTAAGAACATCATCAATGCACCTCGCTGGTATTGAACTTATCGCCTTTTTTAATTGACTACCCAAAGCGTACAAAGCTTTATATACGTCACTTCTCCGAACAAGAACACCTTCTAATTCTTCCAGCTTTTTCTTATCCAATGCAAGCTGCAGGATCTCACGTCTCCTGACAGTCTCTTTATAATCAAGTTTGTCATGAACAGGAATCTTGAGCAATAAAGTTTCATAATCTAAATCTTCGGAATCATCGGTTATTTCATCATCTAAGTTTTCGGACTTATCAATTTTATCGGTATCAAATTTCGGACTTTGTATTTTTTCGGACTTGACTACTTTTTTCGGACTTGCTACAGACACTTTGTCAGTAATTTTATCTACTCTTTTTGCTTTGCTTATTCCTGGTTTAGCAGTTGCATTTTTGTGTAGAAATCCATATTCCTTATCTGCTTCTTTTACGTTAACTTTCTTTTTTACAACATCATAGCCTTTTTTTATCTTGCCTTCTTCAATCGCTTTTCGAATTGCTTTTTCATTAACACCAAGGTATCTTGCGTAAGCACTCTTAGAAAGAAATTGATCACTTTTAACGGTCATTATTATTTAACTAGAAATTCGGACTTACAAAACTGGTCCCACGTGTTAAAGTTTGGGAGCTTACCACCCCGCATCGGTAGGGGATAGGGAGGACCCAAAAAACCTACAGAGGTTGGTACTTCTTAATTTATTATTACTAAAGTCTATTTATTAAGTTTTTTAATTCTACCTCTAACCTCTTAGAGTACAAATCCATCACTGTCGTATTAACATCCTTGTTAACAGTCCTGTTCTGTAATGCACCATATACTGACGTAGTATTTAGTTTGGTTATTGGAAGGTCAGGACCTGTACTCACTAAGCGCTTATCCCTTTTAATGAAGTTGTAATTACTACCACCACCCACGTACTTTCCCCTTGCAAAAACAGGTTTTTGCTTATCATTATTAATCATGAATGCATATGGTATATTAACTTTTTTACCCTTGAACACCTCAAAGGTAACACCTCCACCAGACTGGCTTCTGCTTGATTTAATAGTTTTATTCCCCCTACGATTAATCGAAATTTTGGAGGCTCCATTTTTATTGGAAGTATAGAATACAGGATTAAAGTGTGTTAAGCTTATTGGTCTACGACCCACTGCTATTGTCCCTGTTAGACTACTAGATGAGGATTTGTTAATCTTCATCTGTTTCAAATCTGCGTTTTTAATATTAAACTCTGATTTAATAGATTTTTTAATAAATACAACACCGCTTGTTAAAGCCCTATTAATTGCCCTTGATGTTGCGGTGGCAACAGCTTTGTCTGAAAGCTGTGCTGCGAGTTTTTCAAAGTCGTTGATTTGGGTTTTTACAGATACTTCAATCATGGTCTATACTTAGTCTGTCTTATGGCTAAATATACGATGATATTTTACATTTGCAAATTTTTCATGTTTGGAAAATATATTTCAATAAACCTCTTCAAGGCATGGTGGTAATTTTGATATTTCTTCAAAAGATATTAGGTGTTTAAAAGAATTAAACCTTTCGACCGCAATTGACCAACATTTCATTTTAACAATCTCCTTGCTTAAGCTATTGTCAAATTTAGTATGGCAATCGATGCATAAGAATAATCGATTTAATGGATGGACCATTACACTAATGAAGTTTCGTTTGGGTATTATGTGTGCAATGTACGCTCGTGATGACCATGGAGCATTTGGACTAAGGTAGATATCGCAATTCTCACAACATCTTGGCATTTGATTTATTTGCTCATTGAACCAATTACCTAGTGTTTGGCCGTTATTTGCTGTCCGCAGCGTTTGGGCTTTTTTTCTTTTTCTATTAGTTGCATTCAAAGTATACTTGGCTTGTTGATACTTCTGATAATGAAAGTGTGGGCCTATACAGCACCGTTTCGCAATCAAAGGCTTAATAACCGCGTCAGGTACACAATCGACGCATTTAGCTTCTTTTGGTTTAATCATTTCAGGAGGTCCGCAGCAATAGCGTTATTTTTTAAATTAGACAAAACTGATAGAAATATTTTAACTGGTCTACGGTAACCATCTGAACGCAGACGAGCATTGTATTTAATATTTTCTATTAGTTCCTTACGTTGATCCAGAAGCATACTGTTAGATGCATTGACAGCACTTATCATTGCTGTTTCTTTTTTAGTTAAGAATGACATATTAAATATTGTTAAATGTTTCGAAATAGAAAATAACTGGATTGGAAGTCTCACTTACTAAGCCGTATCGCTTGGCTATCTTATATTGATTGTGATAAAGGTTTAATGAGTTAATAAAATTTGCTATCGTTTTTCTAAAGCCTTCTAATCCCATACTTGACTTCAAAATATTGCAACTTGCGCATGCGGGCATATAATTCTCGATACATTCATTCTCAGGGTTATCGCAGCCATCCGCAATAGACTTAACTGTTTTAAACCATTCTATTTTAGCCATATCAAACTCTTCTTGTTTTAATCTTGATATTTCACGACTGGTTAAATTAACCTTTTTACCATCAATGATTGCCGAACCTTCAACATACTTCCATCGACGGCCTATTGGTTCTTTATGATCAACGTGCCAACCTTTTAATAACTCGTTGCCACAATAAGCACATTTACCTCCGAATTTATTAAAAACAAACTCTCTATCTGATTTTTTCATCTATTTTTTATTAAATGCAGTACCAGCAAACCGTTTACCACGGTTATATGATACCACTGTTACGTTTATTTGTTTATGGTAGACTGCAGCCATGTAATCACTTTGGTTATCAAATTCGACAAAGAAGTTAACTCCATTAAGATTAAATGTAAGAACTGGATAAGGTTGCTTAACCTCAGAACTAGTTAACTCAGGTTGACAGTTCTTGCCGTTACACGATATATGCCATTGTTCCATTATGCAAAGCCTGAATTTTCTGAAATTAAATACCAATTGCCATCTAAATTCCTTTGCCATTCCGCACCACGCAATGGTAATGATAAAATAATGCGATAGTCATTTTCATGATCTGAACAAACTTCTTTCTCAATATCTAATAATGTTTTTGAACCGAAGAACTCATCACCCGAAGATGCTTGGTAATAAATATTACCATTTTTCAGCACTAAATAACCGCCAAAACCATAATATAAACGAGTTTCATAGCTTAAGATTTGATTGTTGCCTGGACAACATGCACAACCCAAATGCGTTGACTTAATAGGTGTTAAATAGTTTATTTTCATATCTTATCTGTTATCACCAAACAATCAATTGTTGGCCATTCCTTTTTTGGGACATCTGGAGCTTGAAACTGAACTCCTTTTACAAATGCTTTTTGTGCCATCCCATAACGGCACTCATCATCGAACTGATCATCGAACTGATCAAGCATAACATCCATAGACTTATCCTTGATATTTCTAAAGATTTCTTCTAATTGTCCTACATTCATAATTAAAAAGGTTTCCTATACACCTTAAGGTTTTAATTTTTAATTGTGTGTCGCCGCTACTATGGTATTATCGCCTAATGTTATCTCGTGTTTCATTAATTATGCGTTATTTAAAAAGTCTATTAGCAATTCACCATCATCTGAAATGAAATCTATGATATTTGGCTCTAATCTTTCATCATAGAACTTAATTGTGCAATTACCTGTTGTATTGTCAAATACTAATTCGCTAACTCCTGTAGCTCTGTTTAGTGCTCCTGCTAGTTTTTTCATTTTATTTTTAGGTTAACTTTTCTAAATCCGATAATTGTAGTTTTTCAGCAGAAAAAATGGCACTGGATTTAACAACTCTAAATTCAACTTTACCATTTGAATGTCTTCGGCCCTGTAATAAATACCTTGTTTCACAATAATTTCCGATTGTTAAATCAGTCCATTTGCCCCATTTGCTTTTAAATATTTTCATAATTGTTAATTTCTATGGTTTAACTTCTTTTAAAATCGAAGAATAGTGATTGGCCTAATTCTTCACCTTCATCTTCCCTAAACTCTATTAGGTCTTTAACTCCATACTTACCAAAATATTCAATGGTAGCATATCCTGTTACATTGTCAAAATGCAATGATTTGATGTTGTCTTTCCTTTCATTAAGGATTTTTAATAGTTCGTTCATTATTTCTATGGTTTGTTGAGGGGTTAATAAATAGGGGCAATTATTAATCAAGAATAAATTCCTTGAAGTCACAAAAATCTGGACAATCATCGGCGACATCATAAGATGTTTCATCAATCAATGTTTGTAATTTTGATAGCCCTGTATCGTTATCTTGGCTTTGTTCTAATTCTTTTGCAACTGCTTCCATGAATTTTTGATTATCTCTAATAATTAGCGGGTACTCTGGGTGGTTTCTTTGAGTATGCACAAGTAGAGTTTTAGGAATATGAATAGAAATTCCTTTTTCGTCTGTTTTAATTGTAATAAGTTTCATGTTAGTATGGTTTTTACAAAGCCGACCAAGGCGTTTAATCATCTATTTGTTTATCCCGTTGGGGTGGTTAATATAAATCTTCACTTATTAGAATTGGATTACTTTCATCATGCATGTTATGAATTAGTTGACCTGCTGATTTAGCAATTAAGTATCCTTCGCTTCTATCAACATGCCTATCCAAATTAGTTAAAAAGCCCTGTCCGTCTCTTTGTTGCCTATCAATTAACTGTTTAATCATAACATCTTCATTTATTCCTAAAGTATAGCCAATAGCCTGTAATGTCGTGTAGCAGTTGTGGTGTCTCCTACCGCTTACTACAAATCCAGTTTCAATATTTTTAGGCTGATGGTTGTGTTTTTTACCATCATCAAAATGAATTGATGCACACAATATGTACTCTTTCTTCTCCATGCTAATCCTGTTTAAGTTTTCTTACCACAAAGCCCCGCAAATCGAAACTCGCAGGGCGGTTGATTATAGTTAATCAAAAAATGTACATTGGTTCCATGAGTAGGCATTGCCAGAACAGATATAGCCTAGCTGACCATTGGCCCTCTGTCCAATTACAGGATTATGTGAACTATTTCTAGGTATTTTAGAATGTACATGAGGCCATCCAAAAGGATTTTCCCCAATTACAACGCCGCCAGGCGCCGGACCACTACCTTCTTCTTCAGCCTTAACAATTTTGCCCGTCATTCCTAGAATGAGAGCAAAGGCAATTACGCCTATCAATAGTTTTTTCATTTACCACCCCAAGCCCGAACCTAATTAAAGGTGTCGGGCCAGATGGTGAGGGTGGTCACTTCTAAATTTTGAATTGTTTAAGTTCTCCTGTTAAATCTAATAGGATTTGCTCGAGGTCTTTAATCGTCCTAATCTTGCCATCAAAAGCCGGATGCGCTCCCTTGTCGTAATTTTCTTTCGTGTCATAAATTGCAAAACTGAAATCATTCATGTTGATTGCAATATTTGAAAAACCATTTACTATTGTCAGGTGCATATTTATGCTGCCTCCTGTTTCCTCCCTTGTTAATCCGTTCAGTTCGAGCAATTTCTCTGTTAGAGGTATGGCGAACGGTAATTTATTTGGGACAAAATATTCCTGTGGTGCCTTACCTAGCCAGGTAACAAGCTTTGTGAATACTAGGATATCCATGCCCCAATCTTTTTCTGCCCTCGTGTACACCGAGTTTGTTATGCCTACTGCCGCAGCTGCTTTTGGTACTGAAATACCTTGTTTAACAACTCTTTCGTATCTTAGGTCCTCTGCTAGTTTTACTGAATTGAATTTCATAATGTCTTTTTTTAAATGTTAATAATGATTGTTTAACCAAAAGTACCTGGATCAAAAACCATTACTTTACGGGTAACCGTAAGCCTCTTATTTATCGTCATTTAGATTGAATATTTCTCTAATGTGAAACCATGTGGCTGAGACTGTTATTATCAATGGAATATTCATTATTAGTAACGCAAGACCAATTGCCCACATAGGGTAATTTGATTTTAAATGATTGAATTCTTCATTATCATCATCAACCTTATCGGTAAATAGGAATAAGAGTATACCGATCAAATAAAATGCTATATAGATGTAAAATGTCATGTTAAATTTTATGATAATTCGTAATGTCTGTTTACTTTTTTAATCGTTGTTCTTACAGGACAATTTTCCCTGCCTATTTTCAATATCATATCGTTCAATAATTCGCCACCACTGAACAATACACGCATTTCATTGTCAAATTCTATCTGCACATGTATGCAGGTTGTTCCAACTCTTTTAGTTGATGGCCGCAGCGCATAGTCGTGGATTATTACTGGTTGATCTAATATGGTTTCGATCTGTACGCTTTTTCCAACTAAGCTTAGAGCTGTTGGTTTTATTCCTAATTGGCTGAATTCTTTTATTTCCATTCAATAGTTTCCTTTCCAGGTTCCTACAATTTCCGTGCTTTGTCCACCCCATATAGGAGGCTATGGACGCCCTATTACTTCTCCTTGATATCATCCTTCCAAAATTCCTTTTAATGCTAGGACGTAGGAGTATTTTATTATGATAGAACACATAGCCAACGAAATCAATACCCCTGTTTGCAACCGGAAAGATTTGGTAGTTCTGTTTTACTTTTAGTTTGAGGTTAATGTTTAGATAATTCTTAATCGCTGCAAGTACCTTATGCAACCATTGTTTATTGTTTGAAAGGATTACGATATCATCTGCATAACGATAATAATATTTTACTCCAATCTCTTGTTTCAACCAGTGGTCAAATCCAGTTAAATAATAGTTCGCAAGATATTGGCTCAGGTAATTCCCAATTGGTAGGCCAGGTGCACTATCGATGATCTCATCCAAAAGCCACAACAGGTTTTGGTCTTTGAGTTTTCGCCTTAACTGCATCTTAAGTACATCATGAGCTACACTAGGGTAGAACTTTGTGATATCAAGTTTTAAGCAATAAGTTGTACCTTCTTTATCTTGCAATCCTTTTTTCACAGCTCGGAATGCACCATGTATACCACGGCCCTTTATGCAACTATAGGTGTCCGCTGTAAACCATGAAACAAACCTTGGCTCCATTTCGGTCATTATCGCATGGTGCAATATTCTATCTGGAGCATAAGGTAATCTGTATACTGTTCTTTCTTTTGGTTCGTACACCTGAAACGTTGTATATTCAGATGTTCTATAAGTTTTGTTTACCAATGAGCTATGCAGTTTTTGAATATTCTCGGTTTCATTTTTTAAATGATGCCTTACACCATATTGCTTGCTCTTTCCACGCCTGGCAATTAAATCTGCTCTCTTCAGATTTTCTATACTGGTAATTTTTTCAAATAGGTGGTTGATCCTCTTCATGCCTTTGCTTTAAATGGTCGTTTTCTCTACTGGAATTCAGGATACCAACGCCCTTTTGTTTTATTCTCAATTTTTTGCCATGTTGGCAAGGTCTGTACTGCTTATTATTGTCTGCATAGGTGGGAACTGACGTTCGCATTCGTATTCGAGTTCGAATTCGTCCAATCGTTGTACGAAAAGCTAAAGCCTGAAACCATAACAGTACACCACCCTAATTTTTTATTATTCTTTTATGTTGCCAGGTACTACATACCCTTCAAAATGATGAGAGAAGTATTTCCAAAAATGCCTTGCTTTATCTCTATTCTCAAACAAACGGCGGGAACCGACGTACGCAAGCGTAAACGAGCGCGAAAGCGTCCAACCGAGGTACGAAAAGCCAAAGCCCGAAGTTCTACTATCATCTTTAACCACATCTGGCCATAGATAAGTTTTAAGTTGGTTTGTATTGAAAATATCAACTTTGAAATCTGGACCATTGATTGCTTCTATAGCTTTTTCCATGATGAATAAGTGCTTCATTGGTTTTTGGTCCGCAGCAGGTAAAAGATCAAATGCTTCTAAGCATTTGATGTCAATTCCGAGGTGTTTAAATACAAGCTCGTCTGTTGTAAGGTTTTCGTAATTCATTTTTATTTAAGATTTAATTGATTTTGAAGGGTGTTGTAGTAATAATGTTTCAGGTGTATGCTCGCCACTTAGCAAAACTTTTATGATATGGCCGATACATTTATCCATGTGTACCGCTTTTTCTGAACTGTTAACGCAAAGGCGGGAACCGACGTACGCACCCGTACGCGAGTGCGAAACCGTCCAAACGCTGAACGAAAAGCGAAAGCCCGAACGTCTATAGTATGGATAGTACCAAGTATCTTCTGTTGTTAAATGGACATGTTCATTCATTGCAAAGGCAAATGCTCTTTGACAAGCTATAGCCCAATCGAAAGGATCCATGTCTTTAGTCCGTTCAATAAATTGTTCCATAGTTTCACCATTGTATTCTAAAGCGGTTTCCATGCTGAATACTTTTTCCATGATGTTTTTGTCAAATGTTGACTGACCGAATATTTTTACTAAAATAGCTTTGGTCTTAGCATCACCAGCTTCGTAATCTTTACGTATCTGGTCCTTACTTACTTCTAGGTTTTCCATTTTGATTTTTAAGTTTAATTCTACTATTTGATTTTATATCTAACAGGATAAGTATTACAAACCCTGCAATAAATGTTAAAGGAAGTTCCATTATACTCTTCTATCTGGAGCATTGACATCGAAATCAAGAAGGTTGAACATTTCACGCATTCTTGACCTGATCCTAGTTCCGTAATTGTTTTCGATTTCTTCACTGTTTAAGTTGGTAGTGATATGGAAATGACCGATGAGCATGTTGTCGTATACCTTGTAGATGATATCTTGCATTACATTCACCTCGTTGCCATAGTTCTTTTTAAGCTCTTCGGTACCTAGATCATCATAGCATCTTCCAATACTCTCATGGCCGTAATACTGGTGCTTGTACACAAGTTGTTTCTCAGATGAAGCGATAAGAGAATCAGATCCGATTTTACTGTACTGGTCCGCAATACTTCTACACGAAATCAATGAGTAAGGACGAAATGAGTTAACACCAAACAATCGCATTAGGAAGGTCTTTCCGCAGCCAACAGGTCCGAATAACAAAATCCCTTTCTTTAGTGAATAACGTCCATCGAGTTCGAAACCTGGATCATTACTGAAGTATTGGCAAAGCAGCTCAAATATCTCTTTGTTGTTATTATCGATGATAAAGCCGGGATTGTTGGTTATGATCATCGACCTCAAAGCTTCATAGTCCAATACCTCGTATTTTGGTTGTTCGAAAAGTTTCCGCTTGTATGCTTCCATTTTCAACTTTGCATCCTTCTGACCTTTGGCATAGTGCAATGCTGCATCAATCTCATCGTGTGTCAGCTCTATGTGGTCATAGTTTGCCAAAAGCTTTTGCTGGTTGGACGGTATTAGTTGATTTAAAGGCTGTACTTCTTTGGAATTGTTCATTTATTTGGTTCTTATCGGTTAAAACTCTTTTGTATTTTGGTATCCACTGGTAGAAATGTTTTAGAACATCAACAGGCTGTTTATTTTTTAATTCACCAAAAGCTTTTTTCTGCTCATAGAAAACCCTGAAGTAAGTTAAAGTTGTAGTAGGGTCAGTGCCGTGCTGCATCTGCACCAGATTAAAGATTGAGTGACCTTTCAAAAATTTTTCGGCCGCAACAAATTCTTCTTCATCCAACACAAAATCAATCGGCAATTCATGTTGTTTTTCTTCAGAGATTTTTTTTTCAATTTTTATTGAATTAATTACTTCTACTTCGGCTACGACTTCCGGAGTAGTAGGATAATAATTACTATTATTATCTATACTTTCTTTTACTTTACTATACTTTACTTTACTTTGTGTACTTGGAGTCTTAGAAACTACTTCTTGTTTTAGTTTCTTGTCAAGAAATCTCTGTTTTACTGCATTTCTATTATCGATAACTGGCTGTAAACGCTTTTTTAATCCGCAGCTATAGATCTGGTTTTCTTCTCTGAAAAGTAGTTTTACCTTTACACAATAGTCGATTATTTGTGTTAAAATTTCCGCTTCTTCGTCGAAGTCTCCAGCCAACAGTTCTATCTCCATTTCATTTATTTCGATAAAGAAGAAATCAGAGCCGGTAAGAACTTCTAACAACATATTGAACACAGAGTACCCATTTTTGAATTTCTTGCGTAGCGCCCTTATTTTAGGATCGTTGCGCATGTCCTTGTCATGGCTGAAATAGTCTGCATTATCTTTCTTTGGTCTAGCCATCCTAAATGCTAATTTTTGGTTATATGAAAATTGGTAATAGAACTTCTTCGATTGCTTGTATAACTGCTACAGTAATGCTATTTCCTGATTGCTTGTATAACTGCGTATCACTTACTGGCTTAATGAAGCTATCTGGAAAATCTTGTAACCTAAAACATTCCAATGGTGTCAGTTTCCTAATCCTTGAATTTGTACCTACTATTGGGGTTTGACCTCCACCCATTCCCATCGCAGAAGTGATTGTTGGGCATATTCCGTCAGTTCTTAGTTTCTGGTGGTCTTGTAATCCACCTTTACACCAATCCTCAGTTGTCGAATATAGCCCTGACTTTCCACCCAGACCACCTCCAGACGAGCTAATTGTGCATGATAAACCATTAATATCATATATTCTAGCACCTTGACAATAATCTGTAACAGTACCACCTTCAAGTAACTTACCAGCCTTAATTCCTCCTAAGAGAATTAAGTTATTGGATTTTTCAATTACTGCTTGATTACAACCAGTATCTAGTGTATTTGCAATGCCTTTACCAACCCTTCCTCGACGAGTATTTGAGTTGGAGTAGTTGATGCTGTCGCCAGGCTTTGCGATGTCGAACCATTTTTTGGTCGCTTCTTCAACCATAACAGTATCCCAGTTATGCTTTAAATCAAAACTACCTCTACCGCCATGCCTAATGGTATTTGAAATTTCTTTGCCCTGAAGGTTTGTTGCTTCTGTAATTGAAAGTATGTTCATTCCACGAGCAATTTTATAGTCGGAAGCTAGAAGAGTGGTAGCAATATCATTTTCATTCTTTATTGTAGAATGATGTCCAATTCCATCATTAGTTAACCTTGAAATAGCCTCGTTACTTAAGTAGTACTTTTCATCAACATTTGATTCTAGTACATCCTTTAAACGTTTATTTAATTTCCATCCTTTCGGAAATTTAAAACCGAATTCAATATCTCTGCGTATTCCGACCAGAAATACACGTTCCCTATTTTGTGGGACTCCAAAGTTTTTTGAGTTTAATACTTTGTAATATAAATTGTAACGTAGACTATCTTGATGAGGAAACATATGTTCTACACCGTTCGTTCGTTCGCCTAATAATTGGCACCAATTATGGAAGGTACGTCCATTGGCATCACTTAATAGACCCTTAACATTTTCTATAATGAAAACCTTTGGTCGTTGGTTTTTAACGTATCTGTAGAAATCATAGAACAGCAATCCACGTTTATCAAGTTCACCAAGTCTTTTACCCGCTAAACTGAATGCCTGGCATGGTATACCGCCAATAAACAAGTCTGCATATTGCTCAGGTAAATCCCATTCTTCTTTTGTCATATCCTGATACATATGATTAGGTTGAAAGTTGGCTAAATATGTTTGTCTTGCATATTTATCAATCTCACAAGCAAAAACAACTTCATGTTCAATACCTAAATTCCTTAGTGCCTGTTCCGGACTTCCTATACCGCTACATACCGTTGCTATTTTCATATTTCAAACATATTACCCGCCCTAGCGTTGGCTTTACAGCCAACACACATAGGCATAAATTCATTAATTTTTTCTGATGCTTTATTGATAGCAGCAATAGTTTTCTTATTAGGGTTTTGGTGTATGTCAAAACCAAATTTTTGAACAATATGCTTTCTTAGGTTTTTCATCCACAACCCCCATTCAGGATCATATTCAGAACAAGCAATTCTACTGGCTTCATTCTGCATTGTTCCGCAATTACATTCACCGGACCTTCCTAATGCAATTGATACTGGACTTCTTTGCTCATTTTCAGATGATAGTAGTTCCAAGCATTGTTTCTTTGTAAACCAATGTGCAATATTTACCCAAAGGTTTCTTCCTTGCCATCTAAATGGGTTATCTCCATAATTATCAGCACGGTTTTCACTTTCTTCTACACGAACGCCATTAATCAAAATGATATTCCTTCTTGAAACCCCCTTACGTATGTATTTCGATATTGTTCTATCGAAAGGATTTGTTTTGAGGATATGGTAACTAAAGGAATGGGCAGAATGACCAACCCCAAAAAAGCCCTTTCGATTTACATAGTCTTCAAAAGCACTACCAGCGTCCGCAGTAAGTAGTTTTATTTTATGTTTATCTGATAATGAATTGACAAACAATCTAACATCCTTTAAGCCGGTTCCAGTAACTCCATGAATGATATAGTCAATTTTAACACCAAACATCATTGCAATCTTTAAAGCCGTCAAACTATCATCACCACCAGTAACCAAGACACATACAGCATATGGATCAGCCATAAACATTGCTTTCTTCAAAATTTCGAAACTTTGCTGTATTTCGTCCTGAAGAATGCCAATGTTTGGAACACCAAGAATCATTGGCTTATTAAAAATATGGAGCTGCTGCATATTGATTTATTCCGGTACGTAAAATGGCATTAGCAACATCAGATTGGATTTATCTGTTAAGTTTTCATTATCTTCCCTAATAATGATTCCGTGTTTACCATCTTTTATTGAGAAGTGGACCAATTCGGTTCCATACTTTGAAAGACAGCTAATCAGCTTATTTCCGTTCACACAAATTTTAAGTGGTTCGTATGGATAGTCCAATAAAATATCTTCATCAGCATTTTCTCCAATCTCATTCTTTGCGCTAACCTTACACTTGTTGTCGCCAATTTCAAGATCAATTAGTGATGTTCCGAAATTTGAAAACTGCCTTACACGTTTTACTGAGCCATACAAAAGATCTTTTTGGATAAAGAAGTGTCTATCATTCTTCAATGGTAAAATACCTCGCCAATCTGGATAACTATCATCAATAAGCATTGATTGAACGACAGTCTTTTCATCCGTCTCGAATTGTATGCTTCTTTTACCTATGCAGATTTTTAAATTCTCTGCACAAGTAAGACTTCTTAAGATGGTCATTACTTTGTTTGGAATAATAAAACTCATCCTATCTTCCAGCTTCGTTTCAATCATTTGGCTGTATGTGCCTAGTACATGAGTATCGCAACCAGTAAAGGAAATCTCTCTATTTTCAAATTCAATAAGAACTCCAGTTAAAGATGGCCTTAAAACATCTAAAGAACAAGCGAACAATGATCTATCAATCCCCAACATCAAACTTTCCGAAGATATTTCCAATACCGTAGGGTCTGTAATATCGATTAAAGGGAAATTATTGCCATCTTCAATTGGAATTGTACATTTTGCATTACCAGTAGTTATTACAGCTAAATTATCCTGAAGATTAAATTCAATACCTTGTTCCGGTAGCTCCTTTACCCAATCTAATAAACGTTTTGCTGGTATGGCAAATGAACGGCTGAACTTATTCCCAGATATATCTACTTTTGTAGTTAGGAAAACCTCCATGTTCCCAGCAGTAATAAAGATATAATCATCTTCTACCTTGAAAAGATAGCTTTGTAAAATAGGAAGGATGCTATTTGATATCCCTTTACCCGTAATTGTCAAGGCATCCAAAAGGATTGATTTTTGTACCGTAAATTTATGTTTCATTATTTTATTTTTGATGGTTATAAAAATCTGCAGTGTCTCATACGCAGGTCGAAAAGCTTATCGCTAAAGCTTGACTGGCCGCTTTCAATTTCTTCATGCTCTTTGATCGCGAAGAATAGGGACCTACGGCAATCTTCCGGATCATCCCGTCCGATCAATTCTGAAGCAACATTCTGTTCAATGTCTTCAATTCGTTGTTGTGTTAGTGCTTTACTCATTTTATTAAGGTTTAATGGGTATAAATATTTTAATCGTGACTATTTTGTATTATACTTTTCTCTAAGTTTTAGATTAACTTCATTAGCAGTAGTGGTACCGTTTTTGATTTCCATTATCAATCTATCCGCAGCTTCCCTCACATTATTTGATACCCATGTATAACCTAACATTAAAGCGATTTCAGATAGGGTAAATGCATTGTAGCTGGCAATAGTGTGAAGTCCTGATAACTTTTGAGTTGAATACCATACCTCTTTAGTGCCATGTGGTCTAATACCTAAGGACAATGTTTTGGTTTCGTTTTCTTTATTACCACTATAAAACCAAACAAATAGATCACTTGGATTAATTACACCAAGCCTGTGTAATTCTTCTGCTTGCTCAATAGAGCATACTTGCCATTCTAAATTCATATTCTTATGTGTTTAAGGAACTATAATCGATTTCTGCCTGTAGGAACTCGGATTTCAGCAGGTTCAGCAATTGAATGCGAGGTGTATTGAATGGTAGAATCTGGCCGATATCGTAGAACCTTGAAATAAAGTCAAGTTTGCCATAACGGAAGTAATCGTTTTCGATGATCAATGCCTGTTGGTCGTATGGTTTTATTTCTTTTAAAGAAACTATGTCAACGTTGTATTTCTTGAAAATCAATTCTTCAAAAGGACGTTCAAGTTTTGAATAGGCATCCCCTAACAAAATCTTAACTGGTTTGATCACATCACCAAGATAGGCTTCCGCAGCATCATGAAGCAATGCAGTACGCTTAAGTTCATCAGGAGCAAGGAACCAAACTAGGAGAGTGTGCTGCGCAACACTGTAATGTTCAGCGATGTGGCCACCAAACCTGCACACATTGGATAAGCTGGTTGCGATATCGTCAAGGTTCAACATGTCCATATTAGGATTGAGATAGTCAATAAGCCTACCTGTGTAGGAGTTGCTTAGACCTCTATCGCTTTCGGTTATGGGAATAATTCTTTCTACTTGCATGGGTTAAAGTTTTTTATTTTTGGGTTATAGGTTCTTAATTTGTTCCGTTCAAGGTTCTTAATTTGTTCCGTTCAAGGTTTTCCTGATATCTGCATATCCTTTTTTCAACCTCTTCAGAGGGTAATGTTTTTGGTAGCCCAATCCTTACACCTGGACTTACCTCGTAATAGACTGTGTTTTCCATCAGAAAAATGTTTTTTGCCCGCTAACTGGTTTTGGTTTGTCGTATCTAACTCTTTGGTGCAGCTTTTCGATATTTGCAAACTGGTTGCCCATCCTGTTCAGCTCCTGGTCAATAAAGTCGTTAAGTTCCTTTTTGTCGGTAGTAAACCAGTATCCTTCATGTACATTGCTAAGGATAAAGCCTGGAGACATTAGGTCCTTGTTCCTGATGATTCCAACATATTTTCTGAAAGTCTGTTCCGTAATCTTTATATCGCATGCAGCATATAGATAATGGAGTAGACTATGTGTCTTACAGGCAAGGCTTCTTTTATGATGGCATGACCTGAACATTTTAATGATCGCCCTTATGTTGTCCTGCTCGTTTTCGTCGTTTTGCAAATTTTTCATGTTTGGAAAATTTAGACAGCGAACAATAAGATCATTGACAAAACAAAAATTATTGAAAGCCAGATGGCCAGACCTTTAACAGCATCAAAAAATTGTTTTCTTTCTGGGCTGTTCGTGTCCATTAGTCTTTCAACAAACTCATTGTCATTTTGGTATTCGAGTAGTTTTGGATTGGTGTAGTACTTCATGGTGTTTTGGTTTAAGTTGTTTTTATAGGGCTTGTTCGGAAGTATGACCGCTCTCAAAATCACACTCCCGCTTTAGCCACTCTAAGTTTGTTCTATTACCAGCTTTTACTTCTGCCAGTACCAATTTCATTTTCTCTAACTTAGTCCGGTCCGCAGCAAACATATGTTTTGCTTTCAACCTGTCAGTATGCTTTTGTATCTCTATAGTCTCCAGTGCCATTTCCCGAATGATTTCTTCTTCAGATCTCTTCTTTGGCATTACGTGGCCAGTAGGGGATAGGTAGGCAACTCTTAGCATGTTATAAGACCTAGTTTAAAAGCAAGTCCAACAAGCGCAGGTTTGCGTTCTAACCCGCTTTTTCTACAGATGCTATCTTTATGGTGCCTCACTGTATGCTCAGAGATATTTAATTTTTCTGCAATTTCCTTGTCAAGTAGAAAGTTCCCTATTTCAACAAGTACCGCAATCTCACTACGTGTAAGTGTTCCAAATCTTAATTGAAATGAAGTACAAAGCCTACCTTCATATTTGCATTCGCCACGTTTGCCGCAGCACACATATTCAGATGTCTGTACATGACCATCAGCTGAAATGTCTGGTCTGTCATCATAACCACCATGCCTACAAGCAATGTACTGCTTCATCTGTGGTTCTGTTTCCTCCAGTCCCCAATCAATCAAACATTCAATAGCAATAGGGTTCGCTTCCATGTCTAAGTTCATAGTTTCTATTACCCACACAGGGAAATTTTCGAAACTATATCTCTGTCCATCAGTTACGCAGTATAGCTTTTCTTCATGAATAAAGAACTCAACTGAAGTGTCCATCAATACAGCTGGAGTAACTTTATAATGGTCTACGAGGTTAAGTTTCATTTCACCACCTCCATTACTCTTGCTTTTTGTAAAGCAACATCATTCTTATATTCTATTATTACCTCTTCTGCTGCATCAATTACTTTTTTATTGTAGCGTTCAGGATAAAGTAATGTCATACGTATAGCTTCAGCACTCATACCCAACCTATCCGAAATAAGCTTGTAGCCATTCTTTGGTAGTGCTTTTCTTATTTTCTGTAAATCTTTTTTAGTAAACATGGCAGTTAAATGCTATTGTGCTTGTTTTAAATTTGTTCGTTATTTGTTGTGTAAAATTATACACTAATAATTGTAAATAAAACAATATAAGTAAAATAAATCACAAAAACAGGTAATAAAATTCATATTGTATTGGTAATGAACACTATAATTTTACGTCAATTTGTGTAATGAAAAACGTTATCGGTAATATTTTACAAGAATTGCTATCGGAAAAAGGCTCTCCCACAAAAAAAGACTTTTCAGAAATGCTAGGAATTTCCGTTAAGACTCTTTATAATGTGGTTGATGGAAGCAGTGAATTAACTATCAATCAGATCACTAAAGCTTCTGATATATTAAATTTTGATATTCTGAATGAATACAATAAGCGGATAGGAAAAGAGTACTCATCAGACAGTAAAATGTCGGTGGCAAAAAAAATACCAACAAATCAACAGGCAACATTAACATTCAACTTTGGTATCTTGCCAGAAGCTTACGATAATATAGCTGCATTTATGATTGACATTAATGCATTAGCGCTAAAACACGGTATTAAGGTATTATAATTTTTGATATGAAACAATTATTAAAACAAATCTGGAAAAGATTAAAGGATTGGTGGAACAAACCTCCTGATGATGAGAGTTATGAAGATTGGGTAGAAAGAAATGCTTGGTAA